AAAGCCTGTGAAATAAATAAAACACCTCTCAATCATAAAGAATTTATTGAGATGTCAGGCTTGGACGAAAAGAGTGTCACCAAGGGCATCAAACATTTTGATCGAATCATTAAGAATTCTGATAATAAAATGTTTAACATGGAGTATTTTAACTCTGATAATGACACAGCCGAAGATTATATTCGACGTTACGGTCCAAAACTAAAACTCAACAAAAAACAAATGGAATTAGCCATCAAAATTGCCCGAAACTCTTGTAAAATTAAACTGACCTCGGATCATAATCCTCAATCTGTTGCAGCAGGTTCTATTTTGATTATGGTCGAATATTATAATTTGAATATTGAGCGTAAAGAAATATCCGTTCTATTTGCAACAACCGATGTGACCGTGGCAAAAATATATAAGAAGGTAGCTCCATTTGTTGAAGCATTAATAGACGACGAAGCTACCGACCACTTAATAAAAAAATTCAAAATAAATGGATAAAATATGTCATGATCCAATATTTTTTTGATATCCAATGTTACAAAAAAATTGAAATCATAACTGACATAAAATAAATCTTATACATGACAATTATTAAAAATGAGTGAGGATCTTAATTGTGAAAATGAACCCATAACCAAAAAAAAATATATGGACGAAGATGAAGAGTCCGATGATGATATTGACTATTTGTCACAGGAGAAGACAAATTCGAATGATTCCAAAACTGCGGAAATAACTCGTGTTGAGCCAATCATTGGTAAAAATTTGTTGAGTTATATCATAATACATGCCAATAATTATCATTACAAGAGTTGGCCAGAATGTTTTCCTGATGGTAAAGTCAAGTTAAGAAAATTAATTTTCAATAGCAAGTGGGATGAATTTTTTTCCATGATTGAAAATAAATCATATTTTATTAATCTCGAAAATAAATTATCAGACGTCACAAAAAAATATGGAAAAAAAATTTTTCCATATGCTGAATTAGTTTTTAATGCATTCAATATTTTGTCACCAGAACAAATTAAAGTAATCATTATGGGCCAAGATCCTTATCCTGGTGGTAGCATTGTCAATGGTAAATTTATACCGCAAGCTTGTGGTTTTTCTTTTTCGGTACCCATTGGTTATCCCAAACCAATGTCCTTGAATAATATATATCAACACTTGTTGGATCATGGACATATCAAATATATTCCAAACACTGGCTCGCTTTTCACTTGGATTTTGCAAGGATGTTTTATGATCAATGCCAGTTTAACTGTCATCCAAGGTCAAATAAATGTCCATGCTGCTTTATGGAAAAATTTCACTGAAGATTTGTTATCCTATTTATCGGAACGATATGAACATATTGCATTTATTGTTTGGGGAGCCAGTGCCAACAACACATGCAAAAATATTAACCCAAGTAAACACAAATTAATAACAAGTTCCCATCCATCACCTCATTCCTTTAACAAAAAAATGAATGGATATGTTTATGGACCCGTCAATAATGAATCCTCACGAAAAAAAATTACTTATCCCGCATTCATAGAAATAGATCATTACACTTTGGCTAACCAATACTTGGAATCTGTTGGCAAGAAAGGTATTTTGTGGGATGTTTATAAATAACTACCAAGAATTTATGATCATAAAGCTAATTGATATAGAACCATATTACCAATATGATACTATATCTAATGCTGGAGTTGAAACATTATATTTTGACAAGCATCTTGTACTTATTTGCGACCATGGGATTTTGGTTGGAATTGAATTTTTTTCGAATAGAATTTATGTCGGCCAATTTATTTTTATTACTGTTGATTCGAGACTCGTATCATATGCAAAAAACCATAATACATACATACACATTTGAATCACACGTGACTTTCGTATTGTTGTGTTTTCTTGTGGTCCACAAAATATGGATCACAACCTATTCTGTGTTATTCTATTTTGGTTTTGTTAACACCGTGATAAGTATTAATTTATTGACAATATTTCTAATGGGCACGCATTTTAAATCATGCGTCATACGAATTCAACAATACAGTGTTGTGCAAAAAATAATTAAATGTTGTCACATTTGTCATCATAAATATATTACACAACATAATAAACTTGAAAAAATTTTGTCTGTTCTAAAAATAATTTGGTTCGAATATATTTTTTGTTGCGCGAGAAAAAATTTTTGGGTGTTAATAGAAATTAATAACACGTTGTCAAAAAATGAGCAATCTCAGTATTTGCAAACTAAGTTCAAACAAAGATATCGTGCCATAACTGGTAAAATCATTCGATCAGTCATCATGACGATGTCCAACCAAGATGTCGAACCAAAATTGTATAAAAAGAATTTACCAATTTCTAATAGAAACATGAATTTGGATTTGAATGTTCCAGTTAATGATGTCAATAAGGCGAATAATGTGAATAATTTAGATGTTTTGGATGATTTAGATGATGATAGCGATCTTGCGCAAATTGCAGAAACCAATGATAATAAATTAAAAGAACAAACTAAAATGAATTCATTAAATACATTACGCACTTCAAATGCCTCAGGTCCCACAAATGTTGCTAATCAAAATCGCCAATTATTGCGTAACAAAATTGCGGGTTTGAGGTCACAACGAACATCTGGTGTTCGAACCAAAAAAGCCATCCGGAACCAAATGGCAAATTTGCATGAAATGCCCAATCTTGATGAAATGATGCAAAATGTTTTCCGTGGAGATAATTTGGAAAAAATTATGGGAAAATTGCCACCGGGTTTTGACCCGGAGAAAATCAAAAAAACAATCAATGAGATTAAAAAAAGTAGATAATATTCCGCGACCCAATATAAATAATATTATTATTTAATATACAATGTCGGTCGCTTTAATTGTTATTATCGTTATATTTATCATTTTAATAATTGTGGGCATAATTATATTTTTCTATTGGCGCAAAAAACATAAAACTAGTGCACCATCACCATTAGCACCATCACCTGCTTCTCCAACTGGATCACCTCCGAATCAGATTTCCTATAATACTTCCCAGTGGCAACAATATTTGGAAAATGCCCAAGTATCAGGATTCACTTCCACCACACCTTATGACAGTAGTGCAACAAGTGGTACAGCTTGTTCGCAGGCTATTCAAACTGCAGTTAAACAAGCAGGAGACACTACTGTTGTTGGTTGGGCTTGGAATAGTGGTTCAAATGCTCCACCAAGTTGTCGTGCCATCACCACTAGTAATTTGACAAATCCTTGTTATACTTTACCAGGACCCAATAGTAATGCCGTAGTATCACTTTCGGCTATTAATTATTATGATATGAATGAGTGTTCCAGTCAAGCGCCACCTGGATGAAGAATAATTGAGCACAACACTAATGTATATCAAATTCATTAATTTTTTGAATGGTAGAACCAAATCCACCATCCAAAAAATTGACACACATTCATTCAAAAAATTGACATTTTTAATAAATAATATAAAAATAACTTCTACCATTAACAATAGGCCAGTATTTTATGTCAAAAAAAAGCAGCAAAGTCAAAAAAAGTATTGAACTGGAAGATGTTTCAAGCAAATATGATCCAGAACCCTATTTTGCTCTGTTAGATTTGTTTTTTGAGAGAAGCAATCAAGTTTTAGTACAGCATCATATTAATTCATTCAACCAATTTATCGAGGAAATTATTCCAAGTATTTTGCAAGGCAGCGAAAATGTTATTTCAGAAAAGGTGACAGAAAATAAAGTGATTAGATATCGTTTAACATTTGATGATCTCGGAATTAAACCTCCGTCATTCGATAATGATGAAGGTCCCATGTATCCATTGGATGCCATTCAAAAAAATCTTAGTTATTCGGCCAAATATACAGCCACGATTACACAGTGGCAGGATATCATAGATATTAATACTGGGGAAACAACTACGAAAATGATCGGTGTTCCAGAAAAAGATGTTCCTATTGCTAAGATACCCATTATGGTTAAAAGTAAATATTGTAATCTGACATTGCGTCCAGATCTTTCCAGAAAACATTGTAAGTATGATACTGGCGGATATTTTATTGTCAATGGAAATGAAAAAGTTGTTTTATCCGTTGAAACCATTGTTCAAAGGAAACCATTAGTTTTCACTCAACGAGACCAAAATGCTTTAGTTTATTATGTCCAAGTTCAATCCAGACCTGCCACACAATTTGTTGGAAATATTCAAGTTTTCAAAATTAGAATGAAAAAAGATAATTCCATTGTGGTTGTTATTCCACGTTTCAAGGAAATATCCGTCTTTACTTTAATGAGAGCCTTGGGTATTGAGACTGATGAAGACATAGTTAATTCGATTGTGGACGTTGATAATGATCAGGCCATGGTTAACCAATTATCTATTTCGCTGAATACTCAAAGTTCAATAACCATGACACGGGAAGAGGCTATTGAAACTCTCATGAAGAATATGAGGTCCACCAAAACTTATACTGACACTAATGAAGAAATCAGAGCCCAACAAAAAAGGAAACACTTAATGAAAATCCTGACACAAGAAATTTTACCACATGTATCGTCTGGTACAAATAATCCAGAAATTGATATGTTGTATAAGGCTCATTATATTGGATATATGGTTCATAAATTATTAAAATGTTATCTCAGCGAAATGCCAGAAATTGAGGAATATCGTGGTTGTGACGACAGAGATTCCATGATTAACAAACGAATTGAACTGACAGGTATTTTATTGGGTGGACTATTTGAGCAGTTCTTCAAGAAAATGTTAAATGAGTGCAACAAAGTTTTTCGGTCGAAGAATGTCAATGATGCCAAACCACCGAACATCATTCCACACATCAAACCGAACCCCATCGAACAAGGACTACGACAGGCGTTATCGACGGGTGCCTTTGGAAATCAGTCCAGAAAAGGTTTGTCGCAAATGTTAAATCGGATGAATCATTTGCATTCCGCATCTTATTTGCGTCGTGTTATTACTCCAACGGTGGACGCAGCGACTAATAAAATGACAAGTCCCCGTCACTTACACAACACTCAGTGGGGATCTTTTGATCCCCTCGAAACACCAGAGGGTCCGTTGTCTCTAGTATGAGATATTATGGCCCAAGTCATGATAAAGTCATGGCTGGTCTGCGGGTGCGCAGGCAACACATCCAAAATGCGGGAACGACTTTAGAAAAAAAATTGTAATTATGAATGCCTATACAAAATTTATTAGAGAATCGAGAATAGATATATGTCAAGCAAAAAAATTCAAATTAAAAACACAAGCACCAAATCAAAAGCGAAGTCCGAAAGCAAAAACCAAGTTGATAAAATCATTGGCAAAACTGATACTCCACCAGATGATATAAAATGGAAACCTCACCCACATGTTTCATTTAAGGATAAATACGAGGTCTCCAATTATGGGGAAATACGGAATCGTAAAACAGGTAATATTATCCAAAATCAATTGAAAAATGGTTACCATTATCACAATTTGAGGAACGAAGAAATCGCACAAAGTTTTAGAACTCACATCGTTGTGGCAATGCTCTTTGTCAAAAATCCTGATAAAAAAGTAAATAAAGTAGTCAACCACATTGATGGTAATAAATTAAATAACTATTTCAAGAACCTAGAATGGACCACCACACAACAAAACAACCAACATGCTGCTGATAATGGTTTGGTAAAGAAAACAACACGTCGGGTAGCCCAGTATGGCGCTGATGGAAATTTAATCAAAATTTTTCCAACAATAACGGAAGCTTCTAACGCCACTGGGGCTTCCACCGGTTCAATTGTGGGCGTATGCAAAGGTGTCTGTCAACATGCACATGGTTTTGGATGGAAATATGTAGACGAGAATCCCAATGAGGTTGAAATAGATCCAGAAAAAGAGGGTTTCAAACAAGTTCAAACATTTCCAAACTATTGGGTGAGCAAGGATGGTAAAGTTTATAGTAAATCATTTAAGAAATTCATGAAATTCAACCCGCACAGAGCAAGCGGTTGGCAAGTCCAACTGACCAGAAAAAAAGAAGGAGGTGGACAAATTAAGAAAACTATATTGGTTCACAATTTGGTAGCCATTTATTTTTTAAAAAAACCAAAAAATCAGGAAGTTAATTGCGTTATTCATATAGATGGTGACAAAAAAAATAATAACGTGAACAATCTGAAATGGACATATATACCTGGAGTCGCAACCGATTTAAACATTTAACAACATGGATGTTTGCTCCTAAGTGCATTCCGAAAGGTGTGCATGGTGGCAGTTAACCACTGTCAGAGGAAAAACGCAAACATTTTTAAAGTCAATCCGCAGGCGAGCACCTAAACCCGTTCATTGCCAGGGCATGGTGAAGCTTCAACGACTAGATGGATGTGGGCATGAGGGAACTGGCAATTCCCAATGATTGCTTAAGGTATAGTCTACTCCCACTGGCGACAGTGCAAATGGCAAGGCACATAAATCCGTACCCAACAATTTAGTTGGTTTGTGTGTCGAACCATTTGGTCTGATGATATTTGGCGGAAATGTCAAATGGAGGATGGTAGTAAGGCCAAAAACTGGATTAGTGAAAAATATGTCATTATTGACAACTATAACGATCAGTATGAATTCAGAAATAAGAGTAGTGGAAAAATATTTACAAGGTAAAATCTTAACTTTGGAATCCGTTGACAAAAAGAAACTACATCGTTATGTCAAAGTTTTTATCAATGGTAATTGGTTAGGTGTTACTAATAACATTTTGAAAATACATAACGATTTGAGAAATATGAGATTTCGCGGAGAATTGGAAAAAACAGTTTCCCTGGTTATAGATTACAGTAATCGAGAATTCCATATTTATACTGAAGGTGGTCGCTTAATTAGACCTTATTTGACGGTCAGCAATAATCAACTCAATTTCAAACCAGAAATGTTGGAAGATGTGAAAACATGGGATGAATTTATTACCAAGTATCCCTATGTCGTTGAATATGTTGATAAAGAGGAAGAACAAAATATTATGTTGGCTATCTTCCCAGAATATATTGAAAAAGCCAATCACATTATGAATCGACCACCCATTAACAACTCGGAAGAAATTAATCGTATAAACAGAACCAATCGTTATGATGATAATGTCTATCCGAGATACAGTCATTGTGAAATTCATCCGTGTATGATTTTGGGTTTAATTTCATCAAACATTCCCTTCCCGGATCACAATCAATCTCCTCGTGGTATTTTCCAATATAATCAGGCCAGACAAGCCATGGGGTTGTATATCTCGGATTACAAAGAGAGAACGGACATCAGTTATATTTTGTATCATCCACAAATACCTATAGTGGCATCAAGAGCCTCTAAATATACTGGAACTCACATTTTCCCGGCTGGGGAAAATGCTATTGTGTCCATTATGAGTTACAATGGTTACAATCAAGAGGACAGTCTTCTTATAAATAAATCGGCCATAGACAAGGGACTGTTCAGGGCCCAAGCACTTAAAAAGTATTTTGAAACCATCAAAAAGAATCCAGCGTCATCACAAACTGGCATTTTCCTCAAACCGGATCGTAACAATGTTGACAACATGAAAGTGGCCAACTATGATAAACTTAATGAAGAAGGTTACGTAGATGTCGAAACGGTCATTGTGGAAGGAGATGTTATCATAGGTATGGTCAATCCAAAACCTCCTACTCGTAAAACTGAAAAGGCCTATAAAGATAGTTCCACTATTTTCAAGTCACTCGTTCCGGGAACCATTGATAAAGTAATCACTGGTGTTAACAATGATGGTTATCCCATTATCAAGATTCGAGTTAGGTCTGAGAGGATACCGGAAATTGGTGATAAATTTTCTTCAAGAGCAGGTCAAAAAGGAACCATGGGTGGCAATCCAAGTCGTTGGGACATGCCATTCACACCGTATGGCCTGATTCCTGACATTATCATCAATCCCAATGCCATTCCCAAACGTATGACCATCGGACAATTGATCGAATGTTTGTTATCCAAGGTTTGTGCCATCAAAGGTCTGTATGGAGATGCCACTCCATTTACCGGAGTTGACATCAAGAAAATTAATGAAGAACTCGTGGCCGCCGGGTTTGAAGAATGGGGTGCCGAAACAATGTACAATGGCATGACTGGACTTAAAATGGAAACTAAAATTTTTATTGGTCCCACTTACTATCAGCGTTTAAAACAAATGGTCGGTGACAAAGCACACTGTTTGAGTACAGATCATGAAGTGCTGACCATGAATGGATGGAAATTTCATCACGAATTATCTACCAAAGATAAAGTAGCCACATTGGTCGATAATAAATTAATTTATCAAAATCCAAAACAAATATATTACTACACAAAATATTGTGGATCCATGTACCATGTAGAAACTTCACATATCGATTTAATGGTCACCGGAAATCATCGCATGTGGGTTTCCAAGAACAATGGCAAAAATAAATGGGCTAATTACGATTTTGAATTGGCTGAAAATTTAGTGGGACAAACTTGTCGCTACCAAACAAATGCTGTTTGGGATGCTCCCGACTATCAATTTGTGTTGCAAAAATATACAAGCGATTCCGGTATTTTTTATTCAGAGCATCAACCATGTATGAATTCCTGGCTGGAATTTTTTGGCATATGGATGAATCATGGTTGGATCTCGGATAACTCCATCATTGGAATAAACATCGAAAATAAAAATATGGTTGACAAACTAATTTCAGTCTTGAATAATCTGAAATATTCATATCAGCATGACCAAAAGAAGTTCACCATCATGAATGAACAGTTGCATTCGTACTTGAAAGAGTTAAGCCAAACCAAGTTCCCTGATTGGGTCTGGCAATTAAGTTGCAACCAAGCGCGCCAATTACTGGCGAGTATGATCGGAGAACAATCAGAACACGTTGATACGATAAATGATAATATATTTCAAACAAAGTCGGAATCTTTACTTGACCAAGTTATGCAACTTGTTTTGCATTGTGGTTGGTCATCTACTAAATTATCATCGACTGAGAAAACAACTGATTGGTATCTATTAATTACCAAAAATGGTGATACTGTTGTTAATGATTGGGATACAAAAACAAGTGAACAAATAATATCAAATTACAATGGACCTGTTTTTTGTTTGAAAGTCAATGGAGGTGTTTTTTATGTCAGAAGAAATGGCAAACCGGTTTGGACAGGGAACTCCAGATCTCGTGGAGTAACACAATTGTTGACAAGACAGCCATCTGAAGGAAGGAGTAGAGATGGGGGACTCCGTTTTGGAGAAATGGAACGGGATGCTATTGGTGCCCACGGAATGGCCCAATTTCTTAAGGAACGAACAGTGGATAATTCGGATATTTACACAGCATATATTTGCGACACTTGTGGTCTCTTCGCCCACAAAATGCCTAACCAAGATTATTATACATGTCGTGCCTGCCAAAATAGTACCAGAATATCCAAAATCATTATTCCGTATGCATTCAAGTTGTTCATGCAAGAACTCCGATCCATTAACATATTGGGAAGGATTCGAACGAGTAAATCCATCGTCGTACCGAGGAGATAGAGTTGAATTAATTCCAGTTGAATGCTTTTTTAACAAAAAATTTTTATTAAAAAAGCAATTAAATTTTTTGCTAGTTTGCATAGTATAAGATAATATATTAGTATAGTCTAGCCAATGAACTATCAAAAAAATAACCAGTTAGACCACCTAGATTATGCATCACTTGTCAATATGCTGGGTAATCCCATCACTCCTGAAATGAGACGTTTAGTTTTATTACGACTAACCGAAATGAATGATCATTTAATTTCACAATCTGAAAATAATTGTTTGTTTGATTTATCAAGACAAGTTACATCCAATGGCAAACGACGAGAAAGAGAATTACTTCATCCAGCATTGAATGGTTGCCAATACCAAGGATCTAATCCAACACCACTTGCCTTGCCAGTCAACAGTCAATATCCTTATCAATCATATTCTCCCATGGCAGCCAATTTATATGGTTCATCATCTATGGCGCCGATAAATTCAATGTCTACTATGTCTTCCGTGTCGCCTTTTATGCCAATGTCATCCCTGTCAACCATGACACCTATGACACCTATGACACCCATGACACCCATGACATCCATGAGATCTATTGTGCCCACACAAATAAATGATTTACAAGCCGGGAAAAAAAATTTGAATGAAATAGATTTGGATGACATTATAAGTGAATTGAACGAATCAGATTCTGTTGATGGAAAATCGGACAAAGAATTGGATAAAGAATTGGCCCGTATTAAAAAATTACATACTAAAATCATGACTGAACGCCGAAACAGAAAAAAGAATAAGTGAATAAATTACATAGTTCGTTACGGTATATATTATAAAAATACCATATACTCCATATATAAACAAATATGAACAACTTATATTCTAATTTTTGTAATCACGATCGTTTGCAAAGGATTGATAAAAATTTTGTAAGATGCTTAAATTGTGGACAAAGTATTGTCTGCCAACATAAAATTAGTACTAACAAATCCATGAAAGATTTCGCACGTGAAAACAAAAATTTTACTCGAAATTTTGATCGTAACTTTTCCAATATTTTGGAAGAACAATCGGAAAAATCCACCGTTCCCCAATACGAGTTTTACACGGATAATATGATGACCAATAAAATTATTGTTGATCGCAGAATCAAATTCCAAAGTGATCCTCCAAAATATGAAGTGATTGTCAATGGCTCCAAATAT